AAAAATTAATTGATGTATCTTATGATTTCAAATTATATAGAAAATATGAAGACAAAGGAGTATCACTACGTTCTTTCTGTACAAACAACAATGCAGCATATGTTGCCGTTGAAGAAACGTATGGAGATCATTCATACAATGGACACGCTAAAAAAGATGAAGCATTCCGAAATGATATGACCAATTTTGGTATATTAATGGAAGTACAAGGCATTGATAAACCATTTGATTGGTCTAGAGATGTAGTTAAAAAATTACAGATAGATGGTACAGGATTATATTATAGTCCAAGTAGAAAACCATCAACAACATCTGAAGGAGTAAATGTATCAGCTATACAAGTAGATACATTACATAAAATAGCAAAATCTATGCAACCATACTTTATGTATGTGTATGATTTTATTGAAGACATGAAAAAAGTATTTCCAACATTAAAAGATGATTGGGGTATTTATGTGCCTGAAGTAAAATATCTTTCTCCTGAGCCACTCGTCGATTATTCTAATTTAGCCCTTACCAAGTATCCTAACGTCCATTTTGTTGGTGATGCTCTTTCTGCTAGAGGTATAACGGTGAGTGGTGCACAAGGAACTTATGTTGCAGAAGATATATTAAAAAATTAGGAATCCATATAAATTTTACGTATATTAGAGTATGAAAAATAAAGAAAACGAGTGGCCTAAAAGTCGAAGATTAAAAAAAGCAGATGGAACTATAGCTTATATTTGGGATGGTAAACTACATAATTGGGAAGGACCAGCTCTAATACCTGAGGGCAATGAGAGAAAAGCAGAATATCATTTATATGGTATAAAGTTTAGTAAAGAAGATCATAAAGAAGCAATTAGAAATCAAACAGGGCTGCCTTGGTATAAACAACCAGCACCTAAAGGTCAAAATCATAGAAATTAAAAATATGAAAATAGGTTTATGTGGCACAATGAGTGTAGGTAAAACAACATTGGTTAATGCTCTACAAAAATTACCACAATTTAAAGATTATAATTTTGCTACAGAACGTAGTAAATACTTAAGCGATTTAGGTATTCCATTAAATACAGATTCAACATTAAAGGGTCAAACAGTATTTTTAGCAGAACGTTGTGCTGAATTAATGCAGGGTAATATTATTACAGATAGAACCGTACTCGATGTTATGGCGTTTACAATGAATGCTAAATCCATCCCACATCAAGATAAAGATGTATTTGAACAGTATGCTAAAGAATTTATTAGGGAATATGATTATATATTTTATATATCCCCTTATGGGCTACCTATTGAAGATAATGGTGTTCGTGAAACAGATGAACATTATCGAGATTTAATTGATTTTACTATAACAACTTTAATTAAAAGGTATTCATATATGATGGATAATGTAGAAGTAATTAAAGGCACAACAGATGAACGTATTAATCAAATATTGAAGTTTACTAACCTTTAACATATTTATAATAAAAACTACAATATAATGAAAAGATCTGACTTAAATAAGTTTATAAAGGAAAATATTATAGAAACTTTAACTGAAAGTGCTTCAACTGAAGAAAAACGTATTGCGATGCGTGCTATTAAAAGTATTGCTAAATATAGAGGTGTTAGCGAAGATGAAGCAAGAAATGACCTTATTAGAGCCGCTAAAGAAATTGGTAATTTAAATGAAGAACTTCCATCTAAAGAAGAAATAGAAGATACTACGATAGCAGTTCAAAACTTAAAACAAGAATTAGATAATTTAGAAGAGGATGATGATATAGACGATAAAGACGCTATAGCACAAGCTAAAGGTGCTAGAGGTAAATTTAAAAAATTAGATTTAGCAGTTAAAGCATTAAAAAATATAGAAACTGAAATGAAGTCATTAGCTCGTAAATATAGTTCAGGTGACGAAGCAGAAAAAGAAAAAATTAAAGATATTTTAAAAGTTAAAACTCCACAAAAGAAAGAGTTAGAATCTTTAGTTGCAAAATTAGAAAAAGATGTTGTCTAGAGAAAGATTTATTAGTTATGGATTAATATTTCTTTTAGGTAGTGCATTAATTTATTTTGTATTTCTAGGGGATGAAAGATATGTTGAAGACTATAATATTAAAATTGATGCTTTAGAAGCAAAAGTTGATTCATTACATCATATAAATGATGATTTAGTATTTAAAATAGATACTTTAAATCAAGAAATTGTAAAATTAGACCTAGAAATTGGTCAACAAGATAAAAAGATTGTCACTTTAAAATATAAAGTAAATGAAAAAGTTAATTCCGTTGATAATTTTAATGACGATGAGCTTACAAGGTTTTTCACAGAACGTTATAGACAGTACATCGATTCAATTAAAAAAGCCGATAGTTCGTTTAGTAATTAAAGATTTAATAACTGGTGATGGTGCTAAAAGCGAATTGCCTTTAATACGACAAAAAGTAAAATTACTAGAAACAAAAGTAAATTTTAAAGATAGTGTTATATTTAATTTAAATAAAAAAGTTATAAATTTTGAAAGTATGTTAAGTACCCAATCGGACCAACTCCAATTATCTAAAGAATTATCAGATAGATTACAATCGGATTTAAAAAAACAAAAAGTAAAAACTAAATTAACAACTGGAGCTGGAATTTTAGTTGCCGCAGGTATATTACTACTAGCAAAATAATATGGCTGATTTAAAAAAAGTAATACGTCAAGAATATTTAAAATGTGCTAAAGATCCTGTGCATTTTATGCGTAAATATTGTTATATACAGCATCCACAACGTGGACGCATACAATTTAATTTATATCCTTTCCAAGAAAAAGTACTTAAATTATTTAGAGATAACCCATATAGTATAGTTTTAAAATCTAGACAGTTGGGTATATCTACTTTAGGTGCTGGTTATTCTTTATGGATGATGACATTTCATAAAGATAAAAATATACTTTGTATAGCAACAAAGCAAGAAACGGCTAAAAACATGGTTACAAAGGTAAAATTTATGTATGAAAATCTACCATCTTGGCTTAAAATTGATGCAGCAGAAAATAATAAATTAAATCTTCGATTATCAAATGGATCACAAATTAAAGCTACCTCAGCTTCAAGTGATGCAGGTAGATCAGAAGCAGTATCTTTACTATTAATTGATGAAGCAGCTTTTATTGATAATATTGGAGAAATTTGGGCCTCAGCACAACAAACACTAGCAACGGGTGGTGGTTGTATAGCATTATCTACTCCTTATGGTACAGGTAATTGGTTTCACCAAACATGGACAAGAGCTGAAAATGCTGAAAATGATTTTTTACCTATTAAATTACCTTGGTATGTACATCCCGATAGAGATGATGCTTGGAGAAAAAAACAAGATGAATTATTAGGTGATCCTAGAATGGCGGCACAAGAATGTGATTGCGATTTTAGTACTTCTGGTGATATTGTATTTTACCCTGAATATATAGATTTTTATGAAAAAACTTATATAAAAGAACCATTAGAAAAAAGAGGTACAGATCAAAATTTATGGGTGTGGGAATCTCCCGACTATAGCAGAAGTTACATGGTTGTAGCTGATGTATCTAGAGGTGATGGAAAAGATTACTCGGCATTCCATGTAGTTGATGTAGAAACAAATGTACAAGTAGCTGAATATAAAGGACAATTAGGTACTAAAGAATATGGGCATATGCTAGTAGGCATAGCTACAGAATATAATGAAGCTTTATTAGTAATAGAAAATGCTAATATTGGGTGGGCTTCTATCCAAGTAGTAATAGATAGAAATTACCCAAATCTTTATTATTCACAAAAAACAGATCAAGTAAATGTAAATTCTTACTTTGATAAGTATCAAGACCATTCAAAAATGGTTCCTGGGTTTACTATGTCATCAAGAACAAGACCTATGGTAATAGGTAAGTTTCAAGAATATTTAAGTGATAAAGGCGTAACAATACAATCCAAGAGATTAATAGAAGAAATGAAAACTTTTATTTGGCGTAATGGAAGACCAGAAGCACAATCTGGGTATAATGATGATTTAGTAATGGCTTTTAGCATTTCTATGTACATTAGAGACACAGCATTAAAATTTAGACAAAGAGGAATAGACATAACGAAAAGTTCGTTAAATAATATGTCAGTTAATAGAACACCTTATCAAGGAAGTTATGGAGGAACGTCAAAAATTCGTAATCCTTACAATTTAGATACAGAACATGGTAAGGAGAACATTGATTGGCTCCTATAATTAATATTTATAACAATAACTATATACAAAATGGCTAACACAAGCATATTTTCAAGATTACAGAGATTATTTTCAACTGATGTAGTAATTAGAAACGTCGGTGGAAATCAAGTAAAAACTATAGATTCAGGACATATTCAAGCAAGTGGAGAATATGCCACAAATTCATTAGTAGATAGATTTAATAGAGTTTATTCAACAGCTCCATCATCTTTATATGGTGCTCAATTTAATTTAAATTATCAATACTTAAGAACCCAACTATACTCAGAATATGATTTAATGGATCAAGATGCAATTATTGCTTCTGCATTAGATATTATTGCTGATGAATCAACATTAAAAAATGATATGGGTGAAGTGCTTCAAATTAGAAGCTCAAATGAAGATTTACAAAAAATACTTTATAATTTATTTTATGATGTATTAAATATTGAATTTAATCTTTGGATGTGGGTTAGACAAATGTGTAAATATGGTGATTTTTTCTTAAAATTAGAAATAGCAGAAAAATTTGGAGTATTTAATGTAATACCTTATACAGCATATCATATAGAAAGACAAGAAGGTTTTAATCCAGAAAATCCAGCAGAAGTAAAATATAGATGGAACCCAGATGGTTTTGCAGGTGGTTCTTATGGTTACTATAATGTGCCAAACATGAATAATAATCCTGATTTAGATCAAGGAGGTATTACTTATGACAATTATGAAATGGCTCACTTTAGAATGGTAGGTGATGTTAATTATCTTCCATATGGTAGATCATATATCGAGCCAGCTAGAAAATTATTTAAACAATATACATTAATGGAAGACGCGATGTTAATTCATAGGATTGCTCGTGCACCAGAAAAAAGAGTATTTTATATTAACGTTGGTTCTATACCTCCAAATGAAATAGAAGCATTTATGCAGAAAACTATTTCAAATATGAAACGTACCCCTATGATGGATGAAAAAACAGGTGAGTATAATTTAAAGTATAACATGCAAAATATGCTTGAAGATTTTTACATCCCAGTTAGAGGTAATGATAATGCAACTAAAATTGATACTACACCAGGTTTATCATATGATGGTATTCAAGATGTAGAATATTTAAGAGATAAATTATTTGCAGCACTTAAAATACCTAAAGCATTTTTAGGATATGATGAAACAACAGAAGGTAAAGCTACATTAGCAGCTGAAGACATTAGATTTGCTCGTACAATTGATCGAATCCAAAGAATTATGTTATCAGAATTAAATAAAATAGCATTAGTTCATTTATATACTCAAGGTTATACAGATGAATCATTAACAAATTTTGAATTGTCAATGACTTCACCTTCAATAATATTTGAACAAGAAAAAGTAGAATTACTTAAATCAAAATCTGAACTAGCTGGTTCATTATTAGAACAGGGCCTAATACCATCAGATTGGATTTACCATAATGTTTATCAATTTAGTGAAGACCAATATGATGAATATAGAGATTTAGTTAGAGAAGATGCTAAACGTAAATTCCGAGTTGACCAAATAACAGCAGAAGGTAATGATCCGGTAACAACAGGTAAATCTTATGGTACACCACATGATTTAGCATCATTATATGGTTTAGGTAGAACACAATCCGACCCAGGTAATGTACCTGAACCAGAAAAATATGCAGCTGATGATCCTAAATTAGGTAGACCACAAGATTCAATAAGTAACAGAGGTAAACAAGATAATAATTTTGGTAAAGACCCACTAGGTACTAAACGTATGAAGGATACAGATAAAAATGATGGAGATGGAAGACCAAGTTTAGGAGAAAGTGAAAGTGCCCATGTAACATATTTAAAAAATAAAGAAATATTTAAATCACTTAACAAAAAGAAATTAATTTTTGAAGAAGATAAAAACACATCATCGTTACTTGATGAATCTCAACTAAAATCTTAATATTTATAAATAAATATATTTTTGATGAAAATAAAACACTCAAAATACAAAAATACTGGTATATTATTTGAATTGTTAGTTAGACAAATAACAGCAGATACACTTAAAGGATCAGAATCTAAAGCAATTACTTTACTTAAAGAATATTTTGTAAAAACTGAATTAGGTCGTGAATATAAATTATACGAATCTTTAGTTAAATCTAAAGTTCTAAACGAAGGTAGAGCTAACATTTTTATATCTACTACTTTAGAAAATTCTAAAAAGTTTAATAGAAAGGCTTTAAAGAAACAGAAATATAATCTTATTAACGAGATCAAAAAATACTATAATTTAGAATCTTTCTTTGGTTCAAAAATATCAAATTACAAACAAATTGCAGCAATATACACATTAATAGAAAGCTATAATTGTAAAGAGGTAACGGACTTAGATCAAATTAATAGTAATAAAATTACACTATTAGAATTTTTAACTAAATCAGAAGTTAAAAAAGAAGATAAAGATAAAGTTTTAAAAGAATTTTCGAGTTATGATAAAGATTTAAGACAACTTACATATAGAGTTTTACTTGAAAAGTTTAATGAAAAATATGATGGGTTAAGTGTAGAACAAAAAGAAATACTTAAAGAATTTATATATTCAGTAGATTCAACTCCATCATTAAAAGAATTTTATAATAGTAAAGTAAATATTTTAAAAGAAACATTATCTAAAACATCTAAAAATATAAAAGATAAAGCTACACAAATTAAAATTACAGAAGTAGCTAAATTATTAGTTGAATTAGATAAAAATGACAAAATTGATAATGATAATTTAGTTGATTTGTTACAATATTATGAACTAGTAAAAGAAATTCAAGTAGCAAATGGGGTACAAATATAAACTTAACGAAATGTCCAAAAAAGCATCCGCAGAAGATGCTGAAAAAGAATTAGATAAACCAAAAACTGGATTTCAAGTTGGACAGGTCACTTTTAGTGATGATGGTCAATCTAAATCAACTATAACTAATATAGATGATACAACAGGAGCTATTAGTTGGAAGATTACACAATTACCTGGATTTGATAAGTTATATGATGAAATGGATGATTTAGTTAATGTAGCTAAAAGAGTTTATGTAAAAACTAAAGACGATAAGAAATTTAGAGAATTTTATGAAAGTGCTCGTAAATTAAGAAATTCAGTAAGAACACATCTAAGAAATGAATACCCAGATCAATATAAAAGAATAGTAGGTGTAAGTGAAGCAATGAATGAAGTAGATGTAGTTGATTTAGCCCCTGGTACCCAAGTAAAGGCTAAAAATTATATTCAGGATCCAAAAACTTATGCTGATACTATATTAGATATTAGTGATGAAATATTAGATCAAGAAGCTGATACTATAGCTAAAAACCCACAAGTAACCCAAGTATTAAAAATATTAAAAAAGCTAAGTAGTGCAGTTAAAGAAACATCTATGTCTGGTGCAGCTGGTGCTTATAATACACCTTATGCGTTTGTAAGAAAAAAAACAAAAGGTAAAAAGAAAAAATCTAAATATAAGATGAAT